TCTTTGACTTTTTAGCAGCCTCGACTCTTTTTAAATATTGTTCTTTTCTTTCTTGGTATTGTGTATCTAAAAATTTTATGTTAATTTGGTTGTCGTTTTTTTCAATTATTCCCTCATTAATTAAAACGTCTAAATAATCTTGTCCGATTCGTCTAGCCATTTTAATATAAGTCATTGAACAATCTTTGTTCCAGTAGTGAAAACAGGCATCTATAAAAGACCCTTTGATTTCTTTTTTTAAATACATAATGTCACCTCCTAGCCATTGACTAGGATAGGCTTTAAACCAGGGTAGTTCTTCGCTCATAATATGCTTTGTTTTTTTGTTCGTATTTATAAAAAGCTAATAGCTCATTTTCATTTAATGACTCCTCAGTGTATAACCTTTCAGAAGTAGAAGACACTAGTTTAATGTCCTCTACTTCTTTTTTAGGTTGTTTGTAGTCAATATATTTAAAATCCTTTTTCTGAATTTCAAAGGCTTGTACTAAACTAATATAAGTTATTTTATATTTTTTAGCTATTTCAGGCATTGTCATTCCGTTCATCAACAAATTTTGTATATCCAACGAACTCAAACCCAATGCTTTCAAGACTCTTGACTCTTTCACGATACTTAAAAGGGTAAGTCATCAGAACTATTAGAAACTTCTGCCACTGGCTTAGCCTCTTTTTGTTCTTCTGGGTTATACGTGTTAACACTTAAAGACACATCTTTTCCATATTGGTCAGGCTGGTCCTTTAGGTTTACATTTAATTTAAGATACTTGTTTCCTTTATAATCGAAAACATGTTCTTTTACTTTGTCTATATGAACAGTAACAGTCATCCAGTTATCATTCATTTTTTTACCGCCTCCGCAGTAGATTGTTGGTTTTTTTTCCATTGTTTATTTATTTATTGTTTAACTTCTTTTTGCTTTTAATACTCTAGTTCTAAAAAAACCTTCAAACTCAGGAAATTGAGTCATCATTTTTCTAGCATAATCAGGTCTATAATTATTGTTAACCTTATATTTATCTCGTTGTACTAAAGTTGTATTCCATCTAATTATCTCAAATATACCATTTGCAGAATAATTGTCAAAACCTTTTTCTTTAGCTTCAAAAGAATACTTTTTAAAAGCTGCCCAAATTAATGGGTTTTCTAAATCATATGTTCTAAAATCAATCATTGTTTTTTGTTTTTGTTGTTTATAATCTGGCATCCATTGCCATTCTTTTTTTATCATTAAAATTTATAGGTAATTCCAACAGCTACAAAAAAACTGCCTGTAGCTATTGCGAATGTGTTAGGGTTAAAATCTAGCTTTTGCTTATGCCAAACCATGTTAGTAGTTCCAGCAGTCATCAAACTTAAGCCTCCAATTATAGCAAATTTTTTCATAATCTAAAAGTTTAAATCTACCCAAAGGCTTTTTAAATAAGACCTACATTCCTCAACTCTGTCATAAATCTTTCTTATGTCCTCTTCGTTTCTATAGATTTCAAACACTTTAATTCTATACTTAGAGTCTATATTAGAGTATTTATATTTGCTAGCGAACTCTACTAAGTCTGTGCTTTCGTCTCCAAAGTATTCTCTTTGAATTAAATCTTCTGGAGTGTCCATTAGTGTATAAATTAACTTATATCTGTCTATGTCAGTCAAAGCCATATAGCCCTGAGCTTGCCAGTAATAGTCTTTATTAGGTACACTATTGAAGTATAGAGGAAAGCTAAAACAATCCCAACTATTTTTGACATCTATTATATAATGTTGTAAAGCATCATCTACAATAGCGTCTGGAGTACCCGTTAAAAAGCCATTTGAAAAAGACTCTTCATTCTTTTTTAAATTAGAAATGTCTAATTCTTTAGCTATAAAGTTTAAAGAGTCTACTTCTACAGCGTTTCCTTTGTCTAGGTATTTGCTAAATATCTCTTTTTTACGGTTATAAATTTGCTCTTTACTCCATTCCTCTAGAAAACTTTTAGTAGTCTTAGATAGTGTTTCTGTTTTACTTCTAGCGTTGGTCATTATCTTGCCAATTGCTGAACATCTTATTTTAAACTCTTTCATGTTATTGGTTTTTAATTGCGTTAGCTACTTCGTCTGCACTAGCTACATTAGAATCTACACCGATTCCAAAGTTGGCCAAACATCTACCCCAGCTTGAAGTCTCACAATTTTCTATAAAAGAAGTCTTGTTTATAAAAGTTGAGTTCTGCTTTTCGTGTGCGTGTCCTGACGCTACTTCTATTCCAGCATCATTTTTAATAGTTGTTTTAATTATTACTCCATTGTCATTAATGTGAGTTATTTCTGAGGTCATTGAATATCCTGTAAATTTTTCTCTAAAATATTTAATTCTCTCGTTTACTGTGACGTAGGCTTTGCCCTTTATGTCAACTGTTTTCAATTGGTTCATTGTTGTAGTTTTTAATTTTGGTTAATATAATAATTAATTGTTTAATCCTCTTTGGATTGTAGTTGATAGCTAATTCTTTTAGCTCAATAGATATTTTAACAACGTCAGTTATTAAATCACTAAATCTATTTTGATGGATTTCAAGGTCATTGTCATTAAGTTTAGTTCTTTTTAGAATGCCTTTATTCCATTGGACTTGACTAATAATGCCTAGCAGTCTGTCACTTAGAAAGTTGTGTCTTTGGTTAGCTTGCCAGTAGTCCCACTCTTGTTTCTGTCTGTAGTAAAACTCATATTTATCCATTGTTGTAATTTTCCATAAGTTTTAGTATTACCTCAGAATAGGACTTATGTCCATTTTCTTTGCATTTGTTTTGGAACTTAGTTAATATTTCTAGCTTTTCAGCTGGCACATAAAAAGTTCTGGTATTGTATTTAATATTTGTCATTTTAGTTATTTTAATTTACGCTAATATATAACTATAATTATAATTATAACTATAAATTAAAAAAACTTTATTAACAAACGATTGTTAAAATAGATGTGTTATTCTAGCAATTTGTCCAAATTCACTAAATAGAAATGCTTCTATAGCTTTGTTATTTGAACTTTGATAACCTGAGGTAGCGTGCCAATTATCTGCTTCCGAAGTTGACATAAGAGACTCCACCCAGAGTCCTGGATATTGCTTACTGACTTTGTGATGTATATGCTGAGTAAACATGTATCTATATTTAGTGCTAGACCAGTCTGGACATTCGTCAGCTACTATCATTGGCAACGTGTCAGCCTTAATCTTATGACCATGACAGGAAGATATTAAGTTCTTTTTGTACTTGTAGTATTTACGCATTTGCAAACTAACATCAAAAGTCACATCTTTATTATGTCTAAACCATGCAGCTAATAACTCAGCAACCATCCAGCCGACTGTGTTGTCATGATTGCCAGGAGTAAACATTACATGGACCGTAGAGACTTGTAATAAAATTTCTATTATTTCAACCATCAACCTTTTAGCTATTAGAAAATGGTCACTTAATAAACCGTCACTATCTTGTCTAGTCCCTCCAGTTGTAGTCATGTTAAAATTGTCTACATGCAATAAATCTCCTGAGAGTAATAGAATAGTCTTATCTATGTTAAACCCTTGAGACTTTGCTAAACATCCTCTAACGCCTTCTAAAGCCCTACTAACTGCTATTTGATTATTATACTCCTCACCACTTACAAAAGACCTACAGAGTTTTCCTATATGCAAATCACTAGGACACATAAACAATAAATGTCCGTCTGTGTATTTCTTATAATTTAGTTTAGGGTATTTAGGGGAATATTGTTTAGCCTCTTCAATGACTTCTTTGGCTAGTTTCTTAAAGTCTTTTTCTGTTGCTTTAGGTTGTTTAAAATATAAGCTAGCGTTGTCATTCTTAATCCATCCACTATGCAAAGTCTTAGGGTCTAAACCCTCTTTGTCACATTCGTCAATAGCTCGTCTGTAGTTGTTTATTATTTCTGCTTCGTCTTGGTTAAGTCTATAACGTGGATTGCCACCGTCTTTCCACCTTTTGTTGTGTGATTTCAATTTTAAGTAGTATTGGTTTTTGTAAATATAATAAAAAAATTATACTTTACTTTTTTGAGGATGTACCGTAGTAAAATGCAAATATGTTTCCTATAACTACACCTTCAACCATACCCATTAAATGTACAAACAATTCATTGTGCAAAACATTTGGAATATATACAACAGAATAAACTATAAAAACAAAACATAACAAACCAACAACACCAGTTAAATTCATCATCCAGTCATTACCACCAGCCTTAGCTAGTTCTACTTCTCTTTTTCTAGCTGAGTCTCTGTCTGCTACTTCTAGTTTATATAGTTCTATAACTCTATTATGTAACTCTGCTTTTTCTTCTGGTGTTAAGTCAGGATCTTTAGAAATAATGTTTTTTAATATTCCCATTGTGCCACTAGAGGGAAGAACATCTCCAATAAGTTCTAAGACTTTAGGTGCTTTTTCTTTTAATAATAATCCTATTTTAGTGTCTTTAAGTTTCTTCACTTATAAACTTTTATACTCAGCAGTAGCGTCGAAAGATGGACAGGCTTTATTTGCAAACTCATTATGTGAATAAATAGTAGACTCTGGAAACATTGCTTTTAATGTTTTAAGGACACTTAACAGACTTTCTTTTTGTTCTGGTGTTCTAGTGTCTTTAGGTGTTTTACCGTCTGCCTCAACTCCTCCGCAATAACATAGGCCAATAGAAGTTTTATTTTCACCCTTTGTATGAGCGCCAGACCTGTCTATATCTCTTCCTTTTTTAATAGTGCCATCTAAAGATACATAAAAATGATAGCCAATATCTGACCAGCCACGTCCTTCAACATGCCATTTCTTAATAGTTTCAACTGGTATGTCTTGACCCTCTCTTGTAGCAGAACAATGAACTATAATTTTATCAATCTTTCTCATCCCCTTTTATTTTTCTATTTACTTTTTTTTTTGCACTATTTATCAAGCGTGCTTCCATCTTGACAACTTTAACCCTTAGTTGAATATTTTCTTCAATAAGTAATTCAATCTTTGTTTCAAGCTGTGTAATTTTGTTTGTAAGAACTTCAATTTGTTTAGTATATAAACTTTCCTCTCTTTCATCTTTTTTAGCACCTATATCAATTTTCTGCTTTATTATTCCCCAAACTTCTTTTACTCCAAATGCTGAAATAATACCAGCTAACGCCAATAATAAATTGTGGTCATCCATCTTCGCTACTTTTAAATTGTTCATTATTCTGGGTCTGGTGTACTCCAGTCACTCGTTGCCATTAATGCTAATGCCTCTGTTTGGTTCATAACACTTCCTACAATAGGCAAACTACCATCTGTTACAAAGCTAGGAGTTACTCTATAGCTTAACAACCCTTGATTGTTTGCTAAATTTCTACGCATTGACTGTGCACTTTGCTGGTCAACTTGTGAGAATAAAACTAAATTGCTATCTGACAATTCAATTACTATATAACTTTTATTATTCATTTTTTTTATTTTAATATTTTAACTTTACGACGGTACATCTGTTACTCTGTCTAATACATCCATATTTTCTGAGAGGCCATTTGCTGTACTGTACGGAGCATCTCCTTTAATATCTATTGAACTTGTTCCTAAACCACTTGCAGAATATCCAACTCCATTTGTAATAGCATCTTCTGTCATACTACCAGCACTTACAGCATTGTTAGTTCCTATTTCATCTAAACAAGTCCAGTTAGTATTAAAAGAACTATTAGAACCTAACTGCCACCAACTTACTGGTGCAGTTCCTGAGAAAGTGTTTAAGTTAGATGGTACGCCTTGATTATAAATCTCTGTAATTTCTGTTGTACTTAAGTTAGTATTCCAAATAGCAGCGTTTGACATTTCACCATCAAAAAAACCAGCACTATCACCTCTTGCTCCTATTTGTAAATTGTTAGAGGCATTGTATTGAGAGCTAGTAGAAGTTGATGGATTTTTTACTCTATCCCCATCAAAATAAATT